TCAGGCCATGTTGTATACTTCGATCGGAGGTCATCTAGCAGTATTGCCCAGTCAATGGGCAACAGCAGGAATACCAACTCTCGACACATCGTGTCGCTCGCCATAGATAAGTCCATGGTAGCAAGATGGCCAGTTTTGCTGGCCAACAAAGCACGACGCTGGTTGACAGACTGATCCCTTAGATTTACGCCCGCTTTTAGCAGGCGGCCTTTAAGGTAGGACCCAACAGATAGTTGGAGCCGGATGTTCATATGTGGTTCGTAACATATGACACGATCAGTTTTTGCATTCTTCGGAACCGTTATCATGGTATTCCCTTTCACTGTGGTTAATGCACTCGAAAGCACACTAACCGGTCCGACGGCATCCAAAGCCGCCGCACCCCAGATCGGTGAAGCACATAAGAGCTCGCGAGCTCTCCTACGTGCAGATAACGTTACATCTAATCGGGTACAATACTTATGTACACTTGTTAGCTCATCACCGAACGCGGAACTTGTCCGCCCGGTACTCCACCCTGAATCATCAAATGATTCAGGCACTTCACCTAGGATTGTGGCAATTTTACTCGTGATTCGGAAGAAGTTCCGAGCTACGATATCGGGCATCACTGCCCGACAGTTACTTTCCTCGATGAGCCGTTGGTTTGTGGATTTACATTGAGCCTCGGCCTTACGGGCCGACTCAATCGCGACCCCCTCCAAATGTATTCCGGTTTTTAAACCTTCACACTTTGAAAGGAATCTAGCTGCAGCATAGTCTAGACGGAAACGCGTAAGTCCAGGGACGTGCGTTGGAAGACCTACTCGTGAGAATAGATCAGTGTCTAAATAATCATTAGCATTGATTGAGTACTCGACTAGTTGCTTATGCTCGCCACTGCGGTACAAAAGCCAAACCATTAATGCTCTAGGTGTGCCCAGAGACTCGAGATAGTCAAGAATTAGTTCATCCGATTGATTCTTCCGAATGCTTTGCAGCATCCGGGGAACTACCGGCACCCTCTTGCGAGGGGTTGAACGGGGGTTGCGGTATTGCACCGCGATCTTTCTTGATTGGCCCATTGGGGCCGTTGACGTATGGAGCATAGTTCATTCCGATGAGATCGAGAATAGGAGGACCCCAAAATATGGGGACGACAACAACCAAAGAGATGAGGACTAACGGGTGCATTAAATCACCACGCAGCTTCTCGCTTTGTAATTGCGTTCGTAAAGTACGCCGACGCTGTGAAATTCTTCACATACGCTGCAATATCTTTAAGCTCCTGGTCTGACGCCCTTTGGTGGGCCCAGACTTCGACGACCGCGATCGTCCCATACGCTCGAGTTGGGGGAGGAGTGAAGCTCCCGCCAGACGAAGGTGATTCCAGGGTAGGAACATCAATCGTGTAGCGGAATTTCTCCATCCCATTCACATTAACCGGAGTATGCTTTTCGGTAAGGG